CTTCAAGCCAGCGCCCGAGGTGCTGGAGTGGATAGATCGCGAGATCCTGTCCGAGGACGGACGACTCCACAACCCGGAGCACTCGCACCTGAATGGCGCCGACCTCGAAGTCCTCTGGGCCCCCGGCGGCTTCTCCAAGCAGATGCGCAAGGTCATCGGCCAGGCCGAAGAGCTGATGATCCGCGCCGGCGGCTGGCAGAAGATGCGACAGGAAGAGCAGTTCTTCGCATGGTTCGGCCGCCTCCCGAGCTTCCTGATCACGCTGGATGCGCACTACGCGCAACAGTGCTCGGATGCCGACTGGTGCGCGCTGGTGGAGCATGAGATGTACCACCTGGCCCACAAGCACGAGATGGGTGTGCCGAAGTTCACGAAGGAAGGCCTCCCGAAGTTGGCGCTCCGCGGCCACGATGTCGAGGAATTCATCGGTGTGGTCCGGCGCTACGGTGTCGGCGACCCGAATGGCGCGATCGCCCAGTTGGCGCGCGCCGCTGGCAGCCGGCCGGAAGTCAGGTTGGCGGACATCGCAGGCGCTTGCGGCACGTGTCTCTTGCGCGTGGCGTAACTCCGACAGGTCTCATACATGGCAGCACTCACCGATCCCGTCAAGTTGTTCATCGTTCAGGCGCTGGCCTGCTATGACACGCCTTCGCAGGTCGCGGCCGCCGTGAAAGAGCAGTTCAATCTGGACATCACGCGGATGCAGGTTTCGTCGTATGACTTTGGAAAGCCGACCTGCCGCGGCATCAGCAAGAAGCTGCAGGCGGTTTTCGAAAGCACACGTGCCGCGTTCCTGAGCGACGTCAGTTCCATCCCCATCGCGCAGCAGGCTTTCCGCCTCCGCGTGCTGCAGCGGACACTCGCCAAGGTCGAAGGGCAGGGCAATACAGCGATGGTCGCCCAGCTGCTCGAGCAGGCTGCCAAAGAGTCCGGCGGCGTGTTCACCAACAAGACGAAGCTCGAGCACAGCGGCTCGGTCGCCACCCCAGAATTGAAGCTGGTGCTGCATGGAACTGCACCTACACCCCCGGCAGTCTGAGGCGTTCCTCTCCACTGCCACAGAGATCCTTTACGGAGGCGCGGCCGGCGGCGGAAAGTCCCACCTGATGCGCACCGCGGCAATCGCCTGGTGCACGGCGATCCCGGGCCTGCAGGTCTACATCTTCCGGCGCATCTCGGACGATCTGGCCAAGAACCACATGGAAGGCCCGACCGGCTTTCCCGCCATGCTCGCCGAGTGGATCGAGCAGGGGCACGCGAAGATCAACTGGTCCAAGAACTCCATCGAGTTCTGGAACGGGGCGAAGATTCACCTTTGCCATTGCCAATACGAGAAGGACCGATTCAAGTACCAGGGCGCGGAAATCCACGTCCTGATGATCGACGAGCTGACCCACTTCACGGACACGATCTACCGCTACCTGCGCGGTCGTTGCCGTCTCGGTGGGCTGCGGGTGCCGGCCCAGTACATTGGCCTGTTCCCGCGGATCGTGAACGGGTCGAACCCCGGCGGCATCGGCCACAACTGGGTGAAGGCCACGTTCATCGACGAAGCCGCACCGATGGAAATCCGGCAGCAGCCGAAGAGCGAAGGCGGCATGCGCCGGCAGTACGTGCCCGCGAAGTTGGCCGACAACCCGACGCTGACGGAGACGGACCCGGACTATGTGGACCGGCTGGAGGGCCTTGGCAACGCCGCGCTGATCAAGGCAATGCGCGACGGCGACTGGAACATCATCGCCGGCGGCATGTTCGACGACCTCTGGGACCAGGACAAGCACGTCGTGAAGCCCTTTGCCATCCCGGCCAGCTGGCGCATCGACCGCGCCTTCGACTGGGGCAGCAGCAAGCCGTTCTCTGTGGGCTTTTGGGCCGAGTCGGACGGAACCGAGGCAGTCATGGCGGATGGCACGAAGCGCGCCTTCCCGCGCGGCACGCTGTTCCGCATCGGCGAGTGGTACGGCTGGAATGGCCGGCCGAACGAGGGCCTGAAGATGAGCGATGCGGGCATTGCCGACGGCATCGTGAAGCACCAGGTCGACATGGGAATTCAAGACCGGGTGAAGCCGGGCCCCGCGGACAGCAGCATCTTCGACGAGACCAACGGCGATAGTCCCGCCAAGATTCAGGAGCGCCACAAGGTGCGATGGGAGAAGGCGGACAAGTCGCCAGGCTCGCGCAAACGAGGCTGGAGCCTTCTACGCGGCAGGTTACAGGCATCCGCCGCCCCCCGCATGGAAGAGCCCGGCATCTTCATCTTTGAGAACTGCAGGCAGTTCATCCGCACCATGCCGGTGCTGCCACGCAGCGAACGCGACCCCGACGACATCGACACCGATGCCGAAGACCACATCGCAGACGAAGTGCGGTATCGAATCCTGGCCGTGAAGCGCACGACCGAGGTTACCCCGCTCCGCATGTAAGAGAACAAAAAGCATGGCCCAAAAAGTCCAAGATCAATCGCCGGAAGTGCAGGCGCTTGCGGCCAATTGGCCCATCGTCGAAGCGCTGCTCGGCGGGACTTCGGCCATGCGCGCGGCTGGCACGGCCTACCTGCCGAAGTGGCCGAACGAAGAGCAGGCCAGCTATAACACCCGCCTGGGCACCGCAACCCTGTTCCCGGCCATGGCCCGGACGATCTCGGTGATGACCGGCAAGCCCTTCGCCAAGCAATTGACGCTCGGCGACGATGTGCCGGCCAAGATCAAGGGCTGGTGCGACGACGCCGACCAGCAGGGCAACAACCTGCACAGCTTCAGCGCCGATGTGATGGCCGAGGTGCTGGGATACGGGCTCTGCGGTGTGCTGGTGGACTACCCGCCGGTGCCGACCGAAGAAGTGCGGACCCAGGCCGCGGAGACCGCGCTCGGCGTGCGTCCATACCTGGTGTTCATCCGCCACGCCCAGATCCTGGGCTGGAAGATGGAACGCAAGGCCGGCGTGACCCGCCTGACCCAGCTGCGCATCTCTGAATGCAAGGAAGTGCCGGACGGCGAGTTCGGCACAGCGTCCGAGCCGCGCGTGCGGGTGCTGGAGCCTGGCCGCTGGGTGGTCTACAAGCCCGGCGCGAAGGCCGAAGACGACTGGGTCATCGATACGCAGGGCACCACGACTCTGGGCGAGATCCCCTTCGTCCCGTTCTACGGCAAGAAGAAGGGCTTCATGTGCGGCGTGAGCCCGCTGCTCGACCTGGCCTACCTGAACGTGAAGCATTGGCAGAGCCAATCAGACCAGGATACGATCCTGCACGTGGCGCGCGTGCCGATCCTGGCCGTCATGGGCGGCGGCGATGACTTCGTCCTGACCGTCGGGAGCTCCACTGCGGTGAAGCTGCAGCAGGGCGGGGAAATGAAGTTCGTCGAGCACTCGGGTCAGGCCATCGCCGCCGGCGAGACCAGTCTGGAGAAGCTCGAAGACCAGATGATCACGACCGGCGCCGAACTGCTGGTCATCAAGCCCGGCGAGCAGAAGTCCGCCACGCAGTCGAACAACGAGGCCGAGGCCAACAAGAGCGACCTGCAGCGCATCGTGGAATCGTTCGAGGACAGCCTGGATTCTGTGCTTCAGTACATGGCCGACTGGGTCAAGGAGCCGCAGGGCGGCCACGCCAGTCTGTTCAAGGACTTCTCCGCCAACAGCCTGACCGATGCGAGCGCGCAGCTGGTGCTGTCGATGCAGCAGGCCGGCCTGATCACGAAGCGGACCGCCATCGTCGAGCAGCAGCGCCGCGGCATGCTGGCGGCAGACATCGACCCCGAAGCCGAGCTCGACGCAGTGGAAGAAGAAGGACCTCCACTCGGCTCGCTGGTCGACCCAGTGGTAGACCCGAACATCGACCCCCTGACCGGCCTTCCGAGGAAGGTTGATCCGGCCGCTGCCTGATGGCCACCGTCAACGAACGACTGCTCGACGCGGAGGTCGACCACGCAGTCAACCTGCAGCAGTACAGCGCTGGCGTCGTCCGCCGCATCATCGCGCTCCTGAACCGAAGTGACGCGCAGCTGGCCGCGGCGCTGACGCGGGCGCTCGAGCAGGTCGATGCAACGACATTCACCGTCGAGCGGCTGGAAATGCTGCTCGGCTCGGTCCGCGCGCTGAACCTCGAGGCCTACAACGCCATCGGGCGCGCGCTGCCGGAGGAAATGAGGCTCCTGGCCGAGTACGAGGCCACGTATCAACTGGACCTGTTCCAGGCGACGATCCCGCAGGGCGTGCAGGCCAAGGTGCCGGTGAGGGCGATCAGCGTGCAGCAGGCCTACGCCGCCGCGCTCAGCAGGCCTTTTCAGGGTCGGTTGCTGACCTCGTGGGCCGCGGCCGTCGAGCCAGCCCGCATGGCCCAGATCAGGAACGCAGTGCGGGACGGATTTCTGCAGGGGAAGACGAACAGCCAGATCATCCAGGCGGTGCGCGGCACCAGGGCGAAGGGCTACAGCGACGGGATCATCAATCGGGGCCGCATCGAGGTCGAAGCGGTCGTGCGTACGGCAGTCAGCCACACGGCAGCGTCGGTGCGGGACGATTTCTACCAGGCGAACGAGGCGCTGATTGCGGCGCTCAGTTGGGTTTCGACTCTGGACCTTCGGACTTCGGCCATGTGCCGCATCCGGGACGGCAAGCAGTACACGACCGACCACAAGCCGATCGGGCATTCGGTTCCATGGCTGCAAGGCCCTGGCCGGCTGCACTGGCGGTGCCGGTCGAGCAGCGCGCCGACGACGCGGTCCTTTCGGTCGCTCGGCATCGACATTGACGAACTCAGCCCTGTAGAGCGGGCAAGCATGGATGGGCAGGTAGCGGCGGAAATGTCGTACGGCGACTGGCTGCAGAAGCAGTCCGCGGCGCGGCAGGACGAGGTTGTGGGCCCGGAGCGCGGTCGGTTGATGCGGTCGGGCGGAATGCCCTTCGACAGCTTCTACACGGCGCGCGGCGACTGGATCGACCTGGACGTGCTGCGGCAGCGGGATGCAGCGGCGTTCAAGCGTGCGGGTTTATGATCCGCCCGTGCCGACCTTGAAGCTCGTCCCCCCTGCCGAACCCTCTCCAGCCGAGAAGGTACGGCAGCGCGTGCGGCGGATGGACAAGCCGTCCGCCATGTTGCAGTGCAACCGCTGCGGCGGCCGCGAGATGATCGAGACGAAGACCGGGATGCTGTTCAAGGACGGCAAAGCCTCTGGCGGCACGAAGCAGGTTGTCTGCGTCGGCTGCCTGATGAAGGGCGAGCGCGTAGTCGTCGCCTGACTAAACACCGGCCGCAAGGCCACCAAACAACCCGCCCGGGGCAACTCGCGGCGGGTTTTTTCATGCCCGAGGCCGGAAGGTCGAAGGCGCATCGAGCCGGATGGCTCACTCCGTACACGGGCGGACGCCTGTGAGAAAGCAACCTTCACCATGCCATTCAAGTACGACGCCGACGGCAACATCGTCACCCAGGAAGTCAACGGCAAGAAACTGCCGCTGTTCGTCAACGCCGAGGGCAAAGAAAGCCCGTTCGACGGCGACAGCACAGTCTCCACCATCAGCCGGCTCAACGGCGAGGCCAAGACGCACCGCGAGGCGAAAGAGGCTCTGGAGCGCGACTTCAAGCCATTCAAGGACGCCGGCATCAGCGATCCGGCCGCCGCGGCCAAGGCACTCAAGACCGTGCAGAACTTGGACGACAAGAAATTGGTCGACGCCGGCGAGGTGGAGAAGATCCGCCAGGCCGCCATTGACTCCGTGAAGGCCGAGTACGAGCCGTTCAAGACCAAGGCAACCGAACTCGAAACCCAGCTCTACGGCGAGAAGATCGGCGGCGCTTTCGCCCGCTCGAAGTTCATCGCCGACAAGATCGCCATCCCCGCCGACATGGTGCAGGCCGCATTCGGCAGCCGCTTCAAGGTGCAGGACGGCAAGACGGTCGCGCTCGATGCCAACGGCCAGCCGATCTTCAGCCGCGTCAAGCACGGCGAGCCGGCCGACTTCGAGGAAGCCCTCGAAATCATGGTCGACGCCTACCCCAACAAGGCCGCGATCCTGAAGGGTTCCGGCGCTTCGGGTGGCGGCGCAGGCGGTGGCGGCGGTGGCGCCGGCGGCAAGAAGACCGTCACACGCACTCAATTCGACGCGCTGCCGCCTGATCAGCAGCGCGCCGTTTCGCTCGAGGCCAGCAGGGGCACGGCAGTCATCGTCGACTGACCGCTCTTCAACCTCGAATGTCAGCCGAGACCCGGATGGGGATCGGAGTACGGGCCGGATAGCCCATTCGTTCGTTTCCTTCCCCGACCGGGCCGCCTTGTGCGGCCTTTTTCATTTGAAAGGCCCATATCGTGGCAAACACTCTCACCTCCCTCATCCCGACGATCTACGAGGCCCTCGATGTGGTCTCGCGCGAAATGGTCGGCTACATTCCTGCCGTCTCGCGCAACTCGTCCGCCGAGCGCGCCGCTCTGAACCAGTCGATCCTGGTGCCGATCACTCCCGCCGCGACCCTGGCCGACAACACGCCTGGCGTGACTGCTCCGGACACCGGCGACCAGACGATCGGCAACGTGTCGATGACCATCAGCCGTTCGAAGCACGCCCCGATCCGCTGGAACGGTGAAGAGCAGAAGGGTCTCCTGAACGCTGGCTCCTACGCAGGCATCCTGCGCGGCCAGTTCGAACAGGCCTTCCGCTCGCTGGTGAACATGATCGAAGCCGATCTGCACTCCACCGCGTACAAGAACGCCTCGCGCGCCTACGGCACCGCAGGAACTACGCCTTTCGCCACCGCGGGCGACCTGTCGGACCTGGCCGAAGTCCGTCGCATCCTCGACGACAACGGCGCACCCCAGGGCGACCTGCAAATGGTGCTCGGCTCGGCGGCCATCGCCAAGCTGCGCGGCAAGCAGTCGGTCCTGTTCAAGGTGAACGAGGCCGGCTCGAGCGACATGCTCCGCGACGGCATGACCGACCGCCTGGAAGGCATGGCAATCCGCAACTCCGGCGCGATCAGCCAAGTCACCAAGGGCACCGGCGCCAACTACGTGACCTCGGGCTCGACCGCGATCGGCGTGAAGGACATCGCGCTCGTGACCGGCACCGGCACCGTGCTGGCGGGTGACGTGGTGACTTTCGCTGCGGACGCCGACAACAAGTACGTGGTCGGCACCGGCGTTGCGGCCCCGGGCACCATCACCCTGAACGACCCCGGCGCTCGCGTCGTGATCGCGACGGCCAACGCGATGACCGTGGGCGGCAGCTACACCCCGAACGTGGCGTTCTCGCGCTCGGCGATCCAGCTGATCACGCGCCCGCCGCAGATGCCCGTCGGCCCCGATGGCAAGGCCATGGACATGGCTGACGACGTGGTGCTGGTGACCGATCCCGTCACGGGCATCGTGTTCGAAGTTGCTGTGTACCGCCAGTACATGCAACTGACCTACCACGTGCGGCTGGCTTGGGGCTACCAAGCCATCAAGGACGCACACATCGCCACCCTGATGGGCTGATGAATCGCTGGGGGCTTCGGCCCCTGGCCTTCTCAACTTCT